TAGTTTTGCCTTGCTTCACGCTTCATTTGTTCTCTCCTAGCAAGTGTGAGGCCAGCGAGTGAATCTTGTCGTATTGAAAGCCTGACCAGATACGGCGGTCTGTTGTGACGATAGGTGCAGATAGATAGCCCTTCGATCTAAATTCCTCTAGCTTGTCTGGGTGCTGCTCTAGTGCCATCTCGTCGTAGCGGATGCCGAGCTTGTCCATGAGCTTCTTAGTGGTCATACATTGAACGCAACTTTTAGTTGTCCAGACTGTGACTTTCATTTCTTTCTCCTTTCAATTTTTTCTAGTGCCGATGCGAAACTAGCGTTTTCATCGTTCATCCATTCAGCCAGAATTGCCTGAATACGCTCACGCTCATCACGAGCCCCAACAGCTTTACCAAACATCAAGCCCTTAGCCCAGGCAGCGTTGATCTCGGCTTCATGCCGTCTAAACAGCTTCATAGCTCTAACGCCTGAACCAAATAATTAAGCACAGTTATGTCAATTTGAGTCTGGATCAAAGCATCTTCTTTGAGGATCTTGAGGATACGCTCACGCTCACCAGCGACAGCTTCATTGATTGCGGTTGCTAAGGCTTTACCAAAACCCTCAACGCTAATTTCCATTGTCTGCATTAGCGATCCTCTCCATAAGCTCTTTTATCTGAGATGAAGGTCGCTTGATTGATTGGATCATCTTTAGGATCTCAATCTGAGCGGCTAGGTAGCCACGCTGGTATGCCAGCTTTGAAACATCGTCAAACATAGTTTTTACGGTGTCGTGAATTGGGGTAGACATTATGAACGCCCCCAAACAGTAGTCCGGCGACCAGAGATTGTTTTGTCGAAGCCAGTCTCTTTGACTAAGCCCTCACGTACCAGTTCGGCACGGCGTGATCGGATACCAGAGTCGCTGGCTTTAGGAGCTAGTTTCTTTTTTACTAGCTGGTAGTACGCAAGGATCAATTCCTCGTCTGTACGTGAGAACTCCAGCAATGTGTAAATTGCCTTCTTGGTTTCTGACAAGTGGATCACCGACTCGGCGGCCTCGTGGCTTGTCAGCCTATCTAGTGCTCTTGCAAATGGCATTTGTTTCCCTTCCCTGAGAGTTAGCTTTTGCTAACAAGACCAGAGTAGAGAGTTTTTACAAGTGTGTCAAGTATTTACAACGCTAATTTTGGGTAAACAGAAATTCGTGCCCCTGGGCAGTGATAAGTGTTAGCTCCGATGTAAACCTCATCAACACGCAATGACACGACACGGGAGTCATCGACCCAAATAAGCCCAGTCAGTGCATCCTCTGTGGATCTGACCAATTTTGATAGATCAGGGCTCACGGCTGGGTAATCAAACTTAGGTTTTGCTGGCTTGTCAATGTAGAAGGTAATCTCTAGCACCACAGGGCAGTCGTAGAGCGACACGTCTTGAGATTCCATGATCGCGTGTTTAGCAGCCAAAGCAACGGCATCACGCCACGGCTTTACATACTTACTAACCTCAATAAAGCGATTCCCCCCAACACTCCTTTTAGAGCCTTGGGGGGCAGGTCTACCTTCAACGATAAAACTGATTGATTCTCGCATTAGAACGGCGTAGTGTCCGAGCCAGCTAGTAGACCAGTGTAGTTAGGAGCTGAGTTAGTTGCAGCAGAGACTGGGCGACCTTCAGGGATGAATGTTGCACCGTTGATGTTGATGTCTACAGACTGTCCAGGCTTGCCTGTGTATTGGTTCATTACAGGTAGCTTGGTTTCCTTGTCGATCCAGTCACGGATCTTGCCTGAGACGGTTCCGGTGAACGTACCAGTGACACCAGTGCCGAAATTGACTGGGGTCTCAAACCATGCGGTGTAGGTTCGTTTGCCTTGCTCGCCACCTTCTTTGGTGTAGAACTCAGTGACTTCGACTCCACAGTTTTCGTAGAAGATACGAGTGGCAGTGCCGTTTACAGTAATTGTTGCCATTATTATCCTTTGTTATAGAGGTAATAAAAGCTTAGTCAGAACCACTGACAATATGCAAACCATTCACACAGTCTGAGTGGCCACAGGATCTTTTGCCTGGCATGAATAGTTGTGAGTTTTTCATCGGGTTGTCATCGTGGTCAAATGCCTCAGTCCAAGGGATGCAACGTTCTGATCCATACTGAATACTCTTGACTGGGGTTGCTCGACAACTTGAGCAGAGGTAAGACTTTTGCTTGCGTTTATTCAGGGGTACGACGATAGTCCATCCACACCGTTTACAAACCAAGCGATTTTCTTCCACCGAATCATGCTAACGCATCCGGCAGGTTCTGAGTTGAGAGAAAGGGCTTGTTTCCAGACCCTTTTCTTTACTCATCCGTATAGGACTTCGCATCGATTATGGGGGAATGTCCACTACAGACATCCCAGCCGCGCCAAATGTTGTTGAACTCCTTTCCCGAGGATCACGGCGACTCGAATACGAACCAACCCAACAACTCTTTCACTTCTCAGTGGCAGTCTTTCCTTGCTTGTCAACCCACGCTCATCTTTTGGGTAAACCAGGCGATGCCCCTCTAACGGGCGATCTAGACGGTGATTAGCCGAATCTCGTTGACTTTACATCTGGCGAACGGGTAGACCCTCAGATGAAAACTAATACTACTTACTTTTTGTCAGAGTGCAAATCTACACCAACCAGTAGGTGACGTAGAGCCAGCTCTGCTTGTTGAGGCACTACTCCATTGCCACAAGCCTTTAGCTCCTCGACTCTTGATAGACCAATGTTCGTTAGCCATCCAGCAGGTACGCCCATCATCCATTCTGTGAACTCTGGGTTTAGGCGGTGTGAGTTGTCTTTTCCATCTGGGCGTGTCGGAGCAGGTGCAGGTCGACCAAGCAATTCTTCCCAACGGCGGATTGCTGGCTCGAACTTACCCCAAGTTGTAAGTACCTGATCTTCTAGACGTGCTTTAGGTGCACCAGCCGCAACTTGCACCGAGGATGAGTCGGCAGCATTGGCACGGGGAGTACCAAGTAGTACCTCACCACTGTTGAAGATAGCTCTGGCCACGGTGTCGGTGCTGACTACGCCATCTCGACTTGTAGGTGCAGAACCATCTTTGTAGTCACGGGTAATAGGTGTCGGCAACAATTCATTGATGACTGACTCACGAAGATTGCGGTATCCGCCAGGCGACTTGGCTTTTAGCTCTGCTATCTGTTCTGGAGATTTGATCTCTCGATGTTCCATAGTGTTTGGCGTTGGCAGCAGATTGTCTGCAACTCGACTTACTTTCATACCCTGACTAGCGACCAAATCCATCACCTGATCGCGTACACCAACTGTGTTGCCTCGCTTCAATGCCTCGGCTTCACCAAGTGCTCCACCAGATCCTTCTGATGCTTTAGGAGATCGTAGAAGTACACCTTCATGTAGAGCTTTAACCTGTGTGCCAAGTTGTGGCTGAGTGCGGCGTAAGCCAGCTTCAAAGCCCTCGGGTGCGTGGTCTCTAGCTTTCGGTGTTGCTAGGGTAGGCGATGACGAAAACTCTGAATCGGCTGTGAGGTGCTCCGGCATCTGAAGCCCGAACACTTGTCCATTTCGCATCGTACCCGAGGTCTGCCAAGTCTCCGAGAACAGCTCCCAGTGCTCGCAAAACAGGTTCGCCATCCCCTGTTTCTCCCATACACCACGGGCAGTGTTCCAAGTCAACGTGGGCTGTGGCTGATAAAAGTCCTCTAACATTTTCAATAACTACCAATCTTGGTCGTAGAACATCAATTGCTTTATAGAACTCTGACCATAATCCTGATCGAGTTCCCTCTTTTAGTCCAGCTCGCTTGCCAGCCAAGGATAGATCCTGACACGGAAAACCACCAGTAAGGATGTCAACGGGCTCTACATTTGCCCAATCAACTTTTGATACATCTTTGAAGTTAGGTACGCCTGGAAAGTTGTGTTCCAAGATCTTTGACGGGGCATCTTCCCATTCACAGTGCCAAGCGACCTCTGCACCCGTGGTGTTTGCCACAGCTAGATCTAGACCACCGTACCCACTAAACAGTGAGCCAATCTTCACGACTGACCTGCTAACCTACGGACTTGCAAAGCAGCCTTCTCAGCCACTCGGTCTCTTGCTCCGGCTTCATAGCGACCAGCATCAAACCAAAGTTTGCGTTCAGCTTTTGTAAGCACAGGCGAGTGCTCGGGTGCGTACTTAAACGGCACTGGTGGTGGATTCTTATAGCTTGTGTCTAAACGTTCGGCTTCAAGCATCTGAAGCCTCTCTTGGTATGAAAATTTCATGGCTTGACCTCATTAAAAATGACAATGGCAGACGGAAATGGTGCTGCGTTTTTACCATCATTAAATTTGAGACGACCACGGATAAATCGAATTTCACCCTTCATGGCGTAATCCCACCACCAAGCCGTGTCGGTTCTGGCTGGCACGAGGCAAACAACAGTTGCCCCCCCCCCCAGCCGATTCATAAGCTTTCTTCATCCACTTACCAATGGCTCGACCATACGGTGGGTTCATCCAAACAACGCCAGTCCAATTTTGAACTAAAGCATCGTCGGCAATTGAAAAGTAATTGTCAACCTTATGGTTATGAGCGGATGCACAAGCATCAAGTGTAAAACTGAACTCTTTATTTAGTTCGTCAAATAATTTTTGAGGCGTACCCCAGTCATCAGTTAGTGACGACATCATTCCTGTATTTATCATGGCTTTCCCTTCCATTTGCGATTCTAGTGTGGATCGTAGTGAGGAAGCAAGTACCTTCCCCATTTATCATCCAGAAGATACCACTGACCACCGAAGAAGATTGGCACTTCAGTAGTGCTTTCCCACTTGCTTAGCTTTAGGCCCATCTTGCGAGCAAACTCAGCCTGACCAGCGTTGCTTTCAATTAGTGTGTTGAACTTTGAGCAAAGCAGCACCAAATTCGAAGGTCGATCTAGAAGCTTACTTCCACCCATGCCTCGATTGATTCGATGCTGTGGAATCAAAGTGTCGTCATTCACACCACAGTGCTGACACACCTGATCGCGGTCTAATAGCTTTTTGAACTCTTTTGGAGTCATCGGAGAACTTTCAACTCGGTTTCTACTTGGCGAGCAATAGTCTGTGTGCTCATCTGAGCTAATTCAAGTTGTTTCATCTTCTGGCGGATACGGTTGTACTCTGCCTTAGCGATGTCTGCCTTTAGTCGTAGGTCACTTGCTTGCAATCTAGCAATAGCTGTGCGATCTGCGACCGACCCCTGGTTATTGATGTAAGCCAATTGCAGTTCTCGCTCGTGAGCGTGTTCCGCTTCTGCCAGCTTTACCTCAGCCTCAAATAGTGCTTGCACACCCTTGGCGGCCTCAGCTTGGATTCGCTGTAGTTCCTGAACCAGACTTGCCGGAGTTATCTGCATTGCTGTACCTAACTAATCTTTCCTCTTGCACATTTTCCCAGAGACTTTCAGCAGTGTTCTCTTGACCATTTTTCATTTGCTCGTCAATGCACTCCTGTAGCTCAACGATGCTACTTAGGAGTATCTTTTTGTTGACGGACTTGATTTCCAATGGCTGTGATTCTTTCTAAAGTGGAAGGATCTGCTTTTAGTCTAACTGCCTCGTTGTAAAGATTTAGTAAACCGTCTATGTCTTCTTTCCACTGCAAGTCATCGGCAATTTTTAGCCAATCTTTGCTTGGAGCGACAGGGGTCACGCCTCGCTCAACCTTTGCCATCTCCTCACGAGTTGTTCGCTTGTTTCCCGAGTATCCAGCGTTAGCTAGGGCTCTACCAATCGAACTGGTCTCCGCATTTTCTAGGGCTGAGGTCTTGTTTGCCATTCCAGCACCATCGATCTCAAATGCCATTCCCGTAGCTTTCGGCAAACCTGCTGCTTGATCTCCAGTGTTCAAATAAATTGATGCTTTCACGACCCAAGTTGATACCTGACGATCCTGAAGCGTGGTTAGGTTTTCGGTAATGATTCTGCCGTCACTGTGGTCGCTAAGAAAGCGTTTGATGCGTTGTTCAACAGTTTCATAATCTGCTGGATTGAATTGTGCCATTACAAAAGTCTCATTCCGTCTAGGGCTTGTGGTTTAGGTTGCTTGATGTAGCTAACGATAGCGATTCGACCTTCGGCGGTCTCAATCTTGTACTTCTTTGTATCTGAGGTCTCAATGACCTCTAGCAAAGTGCCAGTGACCTTGTTGATGGTCACTAGAGATCCAATGGTTGGTTCTGACATTACTTTCCCTTCTTCATTTGTAATGTTGGTGCATAGCCAGCACGAGCTTGTCGCTGGCAAATGATTTCTTCATCGTAAACACCATACTTGGCTTCTCCAAGAGCATCAAGTGTTCTGCTCTGAAGTTCACGATAATGTGCCTCAGCAGCTTTGTAGTCGCTGTAGGCGTTTGACAGATGTATAGCCAAATCTCCAAGTTCTACCTTGTCATCTGGGTGTATCTCTTTTTTCAGGCTACGAATAGTGTCGTATGTGCTCACGCTGGTGTCAAATTCTGGTCTAATACCCTTTTGTACATTTAGGTAAAACCGCTTGACGGCATCCCAATGAGCATCTGACTTGAACTGATCAAATTCCAAAGGCTTCTCGACATAAGCAGAGTTGCACAACGCAACGAGGTAGCCATGCTTGAGACCCAAGTGCCTCATGTAGTAAAGCATCTGTGCCTCGTACGAGGCTGGAATTTCGTTGAAGTAGTCACGGCTGAACTTGACCTCAATAAGCCCCCAGTTGCCATCCTTGTCACGGTAAACAGCATCTGGGTTGACCACTACCCACTCATCAGTCTCGCTAGTGTAAGTGCCAACCTGGAAGACCTCTAGTTCGGGGTGCTCCTCGCAAAAGATTTCAAGAATGTCATCTTCTAGCTTCGTTCCAAGTCGCATCGACATAGATGGATTGTTCTCTGGCTGGTACTCGCCAGTCATCGTGTAATACTCGGTCATTGCTGAACGGTATTGATTTAGCCCAAGAATTGTGCCGACTGACGATCCGCCAATACGACTTTTACGTGCCTCGAACCACTCAGGACTGTGATTGTTAAAGTTGCCTAACAGCTTTCCTGTAAGTACACCATCTGGTACAAATTCCATTTTTGCCTTTCCCAACGTTTTGTAGTTGAATCATAGAATGACCCACCGACAAAGTAAAGAAACCGCCCTGTTTGAGCTCAATAAGCTGATCATTGAGAACGGGGGTGTCGAGTGTGAGCAAGTGCCAGAAATCTTCTTTCCAGAGGATGAGCCAGCCGATGGCACTCGTCATCAAGGCATAGCGTTAGCCAAAGTTATCTGTGGGAACTGCCCAGTGAGCTACGAGTGTCTTGAGTACGCTCTAATTGCAGAAGAACCATTTGGTATCTGGGGTGGCATGACCCCAAAGAATCGGCAGACTATTTTGTCAGCCAGAAAGCCTGGATGGTCAAAAGCCAAACAATAAGGCTACTTAGAAGACTTCTTCTTGCTGATTTCTGCGAACGTGTTGTTGATTTCTTGCTCATCAATAAATCCATCCGCTAGGTAAGCCTTTGAAAGTGCCTCAGCAACCCGTAGGATGCCCGTGACACCAGCCATGAGTGCTGCTTGCCATAGTTCAATGCCAGCGATAGAACCAGCCGCTAGTGAACCGCTGACGAGGTAAATAACCGAAGCGAAAGTACGCTTTAGAACGGTTGACCAAAGTTTCATTGTGCTTCCTTTATCTTCTTGCGAATCTCAGCTCGTTGAGCAAATGACTTGTCAATCAGCTTGAACAGATCGCCCAGCTTCTCTCTTGGAGCAGCGTGAGGGATAGGGTCAATTGAGTGTGAGGCGTGTAGGTGAAATGCCCCAGATTGTGACAAAGCTGAACCAGTTGCACCGATCAAACCAATAGTGTGCTTGTTAGCCTCGACGGTCTGTCCGACCTTCAGAGCTGGCTTTCCGATCATGTGGTTGTATTCGATGTGCTTGCCGTTTTGACCGCATGAGTCATCGCAAACATTCTTGACAATCGCTGACCAACCAAGAGCTGGGTCGTTCCAGACCTTAGTCACTTTGCCTGTGTGGATAGCCCAGATTTCTTTGCCCTCTGACCCGTTGCTAAAACCCCAGTCCGAACCACGGTGAGGCTGTGAACGATAGGGTGCAGTGTTGCCAAGTTCATCACGGCGTTCGTTGCCAGTGCCCTTGACGGGTTCAAAGTAATGAGTCATAGGTCTATTTTACTCGTCTTTGCGAATCTGATAAGTGGCGAACCAAATGGCAACGGCAGCTAGGATAGCCCAGCCAACGATTGTTCTTGCATCGCCTTCTAGCACGATCCAGGCGACACCCATACCCAGCAGGGTAAATAGCTGACCTAGAACATCTCTAAGAAAACCTTTCATGTTTATACTCCTCTCCGATAACTCACTGAACTGACCATGCTTGCTGACATAACTGCTTGACTGACTGCCATTGAAACCAAAACTTGCTTTTTAGCTTCTTCACGCTGTTTAGGGCTCATGTCTGCACCAATGTTTCCTAGATTATTGAAGTTGTCTAAAACCGCTGATGCCACACCGCCGAGAAGCGGAATGTTAGCTAACTCGGTTGGCAGTTCCTCGTCATCTGCTTCAGCTACAACGGCTAGTTGATCTAGTGCTTGTTCGTATTGTGCTGACCCTGGTTCTGACATCGCCAACGTGCTTACGGCAGCTTCTGTAAGTTGCTGTACTTCAACTTGGGTCAGTTTCTCTGGCTCAATAGTTTTTGGATTTAGTTGAGCAATTGGTGGCGGATCACTAGGCTTGGGCTCAGAAGGGAGTTCTATTGGTTTGGGTGACGGTGCTTTATCTGCTAACGCTGGCGGCTCTGGCTTTGGCGTTGGTGCTATTTCTGGCTTTGGGTTCGGCTCTAATGCAGGTGGTGGGCTGGCTGGCACTTCCGGTTTTGATGGCGGTAGTGGTGCTGGTGTTTCTACTGGTAAAGGCATAGGTGGTTCTGGTGCTGGGGCAGGGGCAGGTTCTGGAGCAGGAGCAGGATCTTGAGTAGGCTCAGGAGTCGGCATAGGCAACACAGTTGGCTGAGGCTCTGGCTGTGGGCTTGGTGTGTTTACGGGCTGAGGCGTAGGTTCTGGGCTCTGCGTAGGTGTTGGTTCGACTACTGGCGTAGCTAGAACTACTGACCACGTAAAGCGAGTGACCTTTACAACACCGCCACAAGGATCACCGAAAGTTCCATTGTCAAGGGCGATAGTCGCTGAAGACTGCCCGACCAGAAGCGTTTGCAGAATAGTGGATACGTCTACTCCACAAGTGTCGTCTGTTGGTGAGCCGTACCAGCCACGAGCAGATGCAAATACCCAACCTTCAGGGGCAGTAATCTCTCGGACTGTGCCTTCCCAAGCTTCTTCAGACCACCAGTTGGGCTCGGGGGTTGCCTGTTCTGTAGGCAAGGTGTAGATAATCGTTGGTGCTGAGATTATCGGGCCATACCAACCAGCCCAAAAACCGCGATCAATACCTGAGACGGTTAGCCTCACTGATCCCGTGACGGGTAGCTCAATCACTCGGGTCTCTATTATGTTGCCTGTGATGGTCGTGTCATTTACCGACACTGACCAAGTATCTGCAAGTTCACCGCCACCAATACGGTTAGCAATCGTGTTGTTTACACTTAGGCGAACGCTGGCACTTATGGCATTATCAGGGATTGTAAAAGTCTGCGATGCCGAGCCACCACGGTAATCAAATTGCACTGAACCATTGACAATGTTTGCGTTAGAGCCAGCCCAGTCAGCTTGTGATGGCATAGCTAGGAATAACGAACTAAAAGCCAGCGTAGTAGCCGCTAAGAAACGAGCGACCTTTGGCATTTACAATCCCAGAAGTTTGCTTAGAACAGCACCAGAAACGCCAGACAATCCAGCAACGCCTAGAAGCATCCAGCGGAACTGCTCAAGCACTCGGATACGCTTTTCGTGATCTAGCACGTTGCGTTCTGTCCAGGTGATGTGATTCGGCAGTCGTTCATTGAGAATTGTGACCTGCCTGGTCAGCTCAAGGATTTGTTCTTCCACCGAATACTCCTAAAAATCGATCCGGCGTAGAACGGATAAGGCTATTTTACTCTGCTACTGGTTCTTCAATAATTACAGGTGGTCGAGCAATGGTTGGCTCATCTGGGCTATTGCCAGCATAGTCAGCGGTTTCATCAGTTAGCGACAAAATTAGCTGTTCTGCCCAAGCTTCTGCTTCACCTGCACCCCAAGCCTGACCAGCAGGCCAATTTGGTTGCTTTACAAAAGGAAGCTCATTTACGCCGTCAAAAATCAAGACAGCACCGTCTTCGTCAATTTCAAAATAAAAGTTTTCCATTAGAATCCACCCACTACATAAAGGTCGTTTGCTGTTCCAGATGACCTAGCTGTCCAAGTTATACCATCTGGTGATGTTGCAAGATAGCCACTAGAACCACAAGCGACATAAAAACCAGCAGCGTAGCCAAAGCCATGAATTGCACTTGAGCCAGCACCAGAAACTCTTGATGTCCATGTGATGCCGTCACTAGAAGTATAAAGTGCACCAGATGAGCTCCCGAGAAACCACAAGCCATTTACAAATCTGACAGATGATTTTGCTTGCGGAGCTACCGGAAAGGTTCTAGATGTCCAACTGCTACCATTTGTAGAAGTGTAGTATGTTGAACCAACACCAGAACTACCCGTGTTCCAAGCCAAAAATTTATCTACTCCCCAGTTCACTCGAACTGTTCCCGTGCCATTAGTGACAGTAGTCCAAGTTATGCCATCATTAGTCGAGTAGGCAATGTTTCCAACTCCACCAAAACAAGCTACCCAAACACAGCTTGCTCCAGCTGCACCATTATTTGCAATGCCATAAATTGCGGCACTGAATGGGGAACTGCCAGCATTACCGCTGTAAACTGCATACTCCCTGACTATGTGATTTCTAGTACCGCTGTAAAAAGAAGTCCATACAATATCGCCAGTAGCAGTTTGCTCATAGCAATAAACATTTGCGTTAGCATCACCTGGAGTGCCTGTTGTCTGGTAGAAGTAATTGCCTTCATATGACCAGTTCCAGACACCAAAACTAGTGCCTGTAAAACAAATCATTCGCCCATTTTTAGTGACTGGGTAAAATGGGTCAGTAGCAGAAACGCTGGTAGTTGTGCCTAGTGTAGCTGCCCAGTTAGTGCCATCAGTTGATGTTATACGAGTTGAAGAAACGCCCCAAACAACAATGCGAGAAGTGCCTGAAAAGGCGGCAGACATTTTGGCGTAGCGAGCGTAGTTGTTTATGCCATCTTTGGCAATGGATGTGACAGCCATTAGACGATTTCTGCACCAAAGATTGAGAATGTAAAGTTTGCGGTCGATGCGTAAACCGTCACGACATCAGAAGCATCTAGGGTTAGACCAAGGGTCAAAGTAGTTGAATCTGCACCGTTGATGCTTACATCGTAAGCAATGTAGTGTGTGTTGGCTAGGGTTGCGGCATCTGGTCGAATTGCAATTCGGTATGTAGCAGCGGTTGCGGCACGATTGCAAATCACAAGCGTTGAAATGACAGTTTGCTTACCAGCACCAACGGTATAAATGTCGGTGTTAGATGTGGCTGACGGTGCAGCTTGAGCTAGAACTTTGTAGGTTGTTGTTGCCATTTTTTATGCTCCCATTAGTAAGAATGTATCGAGGCTATTACCGCCACCACCGACGGCGTTCCATACAGCACCGTCATACGCTTGTAGTTCGTTAGTGTCTTTGAGAAACGCTACCATGCCTTCTGATACGGCAGTTCCCAAAGCTGATGATCGCGCAGCTGAAGATGCAAAAACCATTACGGTCTGATCCATTAGGTATCCCTGCACGTTGGCAGCGGTTAAAACTTCACCTGCTGTGAATGTTTTACGGCCTAATCCAGCCATGTTTCTCCTTAGAATCCTAGAACGTTGGTGTCTGTATCTAGCTTACCAAACACTGTGTCATCAAGCACAAGATAAGTAGTGTCAATTGTCGACAAGCCCAAAGTCATAATGTGCTGACCGTCTGGTTCAGCCTGGTTGTTAATACGGATCACTTCAGCGTATTTGACAACTGCTGGTGGGATGCCAGATGGAGTAAACGTCACCTTTACAACATCACCAAGTTCAAGGTTCAAGAGCTTGGTCTGGTTTGCTTCAGATTGTGTGTTTACACGAACACTCAATGTATCAAAGCGGTACTCGGGCTGTGAATACTTAGAAGCCAAGAAGATAGCCAATGCTTCAACCTGAGCATCGCTATTCATCAATAGGTCGTTAGCTGTGTAGTTAAAAATGCCGTAGGTATTTTGAGAATCAATGTCGACTGCAATTGCGGTACTAGCTGTGATGACTGACGAAACTACAATCTCGTTAGCCAGATTCTCAGATCCATAGTCAACGTTTAATTCTTCATAGTTGATGCCAGTACCGTCATCTGCAAATTCGACTGAGATAGTAGATGTAATAGCCACATTTCGATCTAGGAATGTAAAATCGCCGTTTTTGGCAATAAATACAGACCCCAACTCAGTCTGTTCAATAAGTTTTAGGTAAGACAGGGCATTTGTTCCGGCAGAGATGACATCTGCACCCAAAGTAGCTGCACCAGTGTCAATGTTTCGATACCCTGCTGGCCAATCCACGTCAGAGCTATCCAGAACGGCAGATACTCGTGCACCAGAAGTTTGTACTGTTGCTGTAGATGCACTTAAAGTCTGGTTAGCTAGATAAACGAAACCATCCGAAGCTGTAAACGATGCACTTGCCAATCCGCCTGGCTGATACTGAAGATTCCAGTCATCGATAGAGCCACGGTACTGAACAATCCCATTAGACGAGATGCGAACATCTCGCTTCGGAATAATGTTTCCGTAATACGGAGATGCCGTGTACTCAGGATCAAAAGCACGATCATTGTTATTAAATTCAACAATTGCTTCACCAGCAGAGTAAGAAGACAAAAAGTTTGATTTACCACGATTGATCTCAATGCTTCTGACACGAGAAGTAATGTCGTAGAACAGCGTTCCACCAAGCACCCAGTCAGTATTATCTAGCTGACCTTGAACTGGGTTGTCTAATACAAGGAATGGGCCGTTGTTGCCAGCTAGATCGAAACCAACTTCTACTTTTTGAGTTGTCATACGTTTGCTCGTTCGTACTTGTTGAGCTCTGCAAGAATCGCCTGACCAACTGCCTTACCGTTTGTACCAACGCCAGCAGTGACATTCAAAACTATTGATTGAGCAGTTTTAGTTCTACCAAACGCTAGTGCTTCGTTGCGACTTGCACCACCTTCTACAAAGTAATCCTGAAGCTGAGACTGTACTTGGTTAGTTGTCACTACATTTGCAGATGGAATTGCCATGTTAGCCATCAAAGAGTTGAAAGTTGTAATAAACGAATTAGCTAAAGTTTCAGCAGCTCTAATGATTGCATTTTCTTCTGCAATTAGACCATCAGCCAAACCAGTAGTGATGTTTATACCAGCGTTGTACATTACATCGGCTGTTTCTTTGGCGATGTCTGCACCAACGTTATTTAGATCGGCAAAAAGGGTGTTTAGCTCGGCTACAGTGCCAGTTCCACCAGCGATGATCTCAGAAGCTGTTAACGAACCAGCATCTACACCAGCATCGACGATTTGTTTGAAAAGATTTTGATCTAACCCAAGTGCACGAAGTTCTTTTAATTGCTTTGCAAAAGCACGAGTCTTTTCAAGCGTTTTACCAAGAGAAGATGCAATAGATTCGCCACCCTGGACTTCATCTATTGTCTTCTTGAGTGATACCTGTAAGCCACCAACCATTCTGGTGATTGTTTGCTCAACCTTGACACTTTGGCTGTCGATCTTGCTTGTAATGTTTCCAAGACCAACAATTGTTGATTTGACATCAGCAAATAACGCTTGAGCCAATGAACGCTTGTTAGCGATTTCATCACGCTGACGACCAAGCTCGGCTAATACAGCCTTTTCCTTGTTCGCATACTCAATTAGTGCATTTGCTGAATCATCAAATACACCGCTCTTAATCTGCTGGCTAAGTGCATTAGTAATTTCAGTAATAGAGTCAACAGCAGCTTGCTCGTATGTGCCCATCTCACGAATTGCAATACCCATTGGTTTGACAGCGTTAGTGAGAGACATGATCTCATCTTTAGTCGCACTAAAAGCTTCTAGTTGCTCACGTTGAGTTTCAAGGATCTTTGCGGTAGCCTCGGCAACTTGATTTGCAAATTCTCTTTCAGCTTCAGCAGCTTCTTGAGACATTTTCTTTAGTTCTTCTTGAGCTGCCTTGATTTCACTCAGACCAGCCGCTGTTTGATTGAACCTCTTTTGGATTGCCTTTACGCCAACTTCACCAGATTTGTAAATGCGGTTAAAGACCTGTTCCCAGTCATCGCCAGTGCCAACAATTGAGTCAATTAGACCTTCTGAAGCTCCAAGTCGCTTTAGCTTTAGGCGAGCAATGTTTTGCTTCATCTCATCGGCAAGATTGTCAAAGAATGTCTTTACTGCATCCTTTGTGTCACCACCACCGCCAGGGCCAGTGCCACCAATAACGATTGATTCTGCAACACCCTGCAAGCGACGTTTGTTCAAGAACGCTAAGTAGTCATTGGTCTCAGTCTGACGTTGCTTGGTCATGTCTGGCTGAGTCATTTTTGCAACAGTGTTATCCCAAATGTCACCAAGGGGTGTTAGGAATGGAAGTAGTCGCTCAATACTTTGTCTCATGCCATCGAAGAAAGCAGTGACTGGGCCACCGTCAAACTTGTTGAACTGCTCAAAGACATCGTTAATAATGTCACCAAGCCAGGTAAACGCATCTGCAACAATCTGAAGCAACCTACCCAATAGAGCTAGAGTTTCCCCAGTCAGCACACCAAGCAACTTGAACAATGGCTCAAGTGCAGTAAATACAGCAGTTAAAATTTGAATAAGACTAAAGAAGATGTCCGCAACAGGCTTGATAACTGGAGTCAAATCTCTCATAATCAGACCGAGCTGATCAAAAAGCTTTACAAGCACAGGCGTTGCTTGGTCAACGATTGGCGTTAAGGCCATCATCAAGTCGGCAAGCACAGGTGTCAGAGAGCCACCAACAGTTGCTTGCATATCGGCAAACGAGGCAGTGAGCTTTTTTTGCTCAACGAATAGCGTTCCAGCTCCACGCTCAAATGATCCCATGGCATCTGCTGAACGCAAGAACAACTGTTCCAAACGAACTTGCTGTTGAGCGTTTAGCAAAGCTTGTCCGGTCAGCTTGCCCATTCCCTTAGCAGCAAGAAGCGTGTTTACTTCCTGTTGCTTTAGGGCAACACCAAACTTTTCAATTGGGTCATACTCACCACGGAAAAGAGCGGTCATGGCTGTCAGGGCTTCTGACGTGTCATAACCAAAGGTAGTCGCTAGGTCTTGAGCAAGAGAGGTCAGATCTTTGGTCTTTGTCTGCACGTCAGACATCTCAAAGCCAGCTTGCTTTAGAACAGAACCAAGATAGGTGACTGTTCTTGCAGTTTCAACTTGGCTAAGACCCATGTCTTTACCATTTTTGATAAACGTGACCATTTCGGCGGAAGATTCACCAAATACGGTTTTGACCGAAGCCATGTTGCGTTCTAGATCGCGAGCAGCAGCAATCGCATCTCCAGCGAAGTTGACTGCACCGTTTAGAGCAGTAAGACCAGCGGCAGCACCAGCGGCAGCTAAACCAATGCCTTTTAGGTTCTTTCCAAACCCACCAAGAGAGGCAGTTGCTTGCTTGATTCCAGTGCTATTGAACGTAGAGAGAATTGGTAAGACAATAGCCATTAGTTAGCTCCCATACGCATTGTCGCATTGATTTCTTGCGACGTTTCTTCAATAAGTTTAGTCATTTTGGTGCTTGCTGCTGGTAGTGCTTTGCCAGCAGATGGGTAGACCATACGAGATGGCTTTGTCTTGCGTGGCAAGCCAGATTTGTTCAAAGCTTTGACCATGCCAGCACCTTGACCATTGATTCTGTGCCGACGTGTACCAGTTGGTGACAAAGAGTATTCGTACTCACGAGTCAATCTGCCGTTATTGCGTTCGCCGTTGGCAAGGTCGGCAATAACAGTTGCTGGAGACCATACCCAGACTGAAACGATTGATGTGCCACCGTTTTTACGCTTGATTCGAGTGTCTACCTTGAGGCTTGTTTTTTTGGGGTGTTGCACAGCTCCCCAAGTGACACGACCAGGCACTACCTTTGGTTTCATTCCGGTAATTGGTGATTTGTTTAGAATACCAGACTTAATTGCCTTTTCTACAGGCTTACCGATTTCTTTAGCGTTTCTTTTAAATGTAGCTACAAGCTTGCGGTCTACTTTTCTTAGCTCTCGAACTAAAAAACGCCAGTCAGTGACTTCGATCTCCATTCTGGAGTCTTTTTTAACAGTCACGGTAGCCATTACTCTATTCTACCGCCCAATAGCAAAACCCCCTCTAAAAGAGGGGGCTTCACTAATGACGAGGAAGGTTTTTTGCAACCAACCATCGGTGCATCGTATAGAGCATCCGATCACTCAGCAACAATAGTTCACGCGGAGAGATACCAGTTTCGCAAGCTAGGCCAGCGATGAACCAGTGTTCTGAAGTTTCGCCTAAGCCGACAATTTTGGGTCGATTTCACTCGCCCCAACGTTAGCTACGGTGTCGATCCAAGCTTCGAACTCAAGAGCAGTGCCCTTAGTACGAAACTCCGAGTGCCAAGCCAAGTAAAGAAGGTGAGTTAGCTTACTTTCTTCATTTAGTCTGGTGACGCTTAGATTGAACTTTTCCTCAAAGGCAACCAAGTCGCTTGCAGAGCAAGAAACTTCCTTTGGAGAAAGAGCGTTGTTGTATTCAATGCGTAGATTGAGTTTCAATTTAGTTCCTTAATTAAGCGGTTGCTTTGGTGATTGCACCCGAGGTAGGCCAAGTCACTGATACGGTGCTTAAATCGCCGACAGCACCAGCCACGGGGTTCCAAGAGTTTACAAGGCAGATCGCCGTGTACGCAGGTGTGGTTGAAGATGCGACAGTACCGTTGCCAGCAATGATAACTGCCGTTGCAAGAGTGCCGACTAGAGGGAAGATAGTAGCTTCTACTGAAGCTGCTGCATAGTCCTGGTGGAAGTCGATCGAGATTGAACCCGACTTTAGACCACCAGTTAGCTCGGTGTAGCCAGCAGAACCAAAGCTTGTCACATCAACGTCAGCAACGTTAATAACAAGTTCAGCTCGGGCTACTGAAGATGATAGGTTAACACCATTGATGCTTACCTTGTTTCCAGTGACAACATACTTTGCCATTTGTTAGTTTCTCCTAGCTTGCATACACTACTACCGAGAACTCGGCAGCAAGGTATTGATTTTCGTTTGCAGAGATTGAGCCATACGAGCTAATCTCAGTCACTCGGCAGTCGTTTGCAACGCCACCAAGAGTCCTATCATATTCTATCGCCTCTTTTACTGAGTACGATCCTGAACCTGCACAGTAAGCATCCAGCTTGTTCTGTGCTGATCTCTCATCGGCTCGGGCAACAATGATTTGTACTGTGAATCTAAACTGATCTAAACCACGGTTCATCGCAATGTCAAAGGTGACTGGAGTCGAGTCTGGCTCGACAATTGCGATAGGTGGGTTTACTAGATCAGGAACAGTATTAGTGGTTCGTAGACCGTTGATACGGGCAAGGTTAGCCGCTATGCCAATTCTTAGGTCTGAGATACTTGCCATTACCCGACGTTCCTCATCATCCGGTAAGGGTTGAGCAACTGGTCTACGTCTGGGTCGAATCGACCAACACGCACGACACCCATGTCACCAAAACCAGCTACACCGAGAGGTGAGTCAAGTCGCTTGAAGATACGAGATGCAAGTAGTACACATGCTTGCTTGACTGCCATAGGAACTGCTGACCAGCCCCATACACCAGTCACGGTAACAAAAGCAATTTCATTTGCGTACGGAAACCAAAGATCCTTACACGCACGAATTTGAGTGTATGGAGCAGCCAAACCATCAATACGAGAGTTGACTGGCTCTAGCTGGTAGTCATCGGCATCCCAGGTAGTAGAGACTCCACCAATTTCGCTGACTGTAGATAAGCTACTAAGCGATTGTAGGTCTTCTACATAAGTCGTGTAGTTGTCTGAGGCAGCAAACTTCTTGGTTGCAGTTCCACCGTTGTAAAAGTATCGGTTGGTGTAGCCGTCAATTTCACGAGAAGCAGACTCGATTGCCATCTCAAGGAGCGTATCGTCGAGAGTGTCCGTAATTTTTAGTGCGGCTTTGACCTCGGCTAACGAGGCATACCCATTATTAATAGCCATAGCTCTATTCTACCGCCCAGACCGCAAACGCTCTTTAATCATTGTTGAGCTAATGCCCTGTGTGTAAGGTATGTAGGCCAAACCAATTTCACGCTCGTCAAGCCAGTCTTGCGTAAAGTTCATCTGAGCGTAATAATCACGCCGTGCCCAGTCTGATCCGATTACAACCATGTCGGGCTTTACCAGATCAATAGCGATAGTAGAGTCAGCACCCCCAGTGTTAGGAATGACCCTATCCACATAACGGCAAGCTTCCAAGACATCTTTACGCTCCTGATAGTCCATAACCAACCCTTTGCCCTTGTAGGCAAGGATAAATTCGTCAGTGTTTAGGCTGACAATAACTTCACCACTTGTTCCTGCTATTGCTCGACAACGAGCTAGGAAAGCAACGTGACCGCTGTGAAAAAGGTCAAACGATCCGCCAGTGTAAACGACTAATCCCATCGGTTATCCCGTCTTACCTTTAGCGACCATTCTCCAGCCGTGTAGTCTGCCTCAATCTGCTTCTTTGTATACCGTTGCTGATTAGCAATGTATGTTTTGGAGTTGGCTGTCTCAAACCCAGCTTTTAGGGTAGAGCTGTTGTCGTGAAATACCTTGGCATCGATGTAGTTCTTTTTGACTCCGTGAAAGTCGATGCGACGTTCTAGATCGTTGTCATCAAAGTACAAAGGGTAGAAGTTCTCGTCGTACAAACCGACCTTTTCGATCATGCCCTGACCAAATGCAACGGCTGACCATTCTGGTACGCAATCTAAGAAGTTAATTGCCTGGTCATCAATCTCAGCATTTAGCTTCTCTAGTGCACCTGCCTGGAAGTGAGCATCGTCATTTACTAATAGCCAATACGGGGCGTATGGTGTTGATTTGATGATCAGATTCCAAGCACCGACTAGCCCAAGACCAAATGGCACTTGAATAACCCACATTTTGTCTACTAGATCTGGTTTTTTAGGTTGCCAAGTTTGAGTGCCAGAATTGTCAACAATTACTAAGTGCTCTACTGGGTAATCAATAGATGCGAGTAGTCTGTCTGCCAGATCAAAGCGTTTTAGCGTACAAAATCCTAGAACTGGAATCACTTGAGCAACTTCTTCAGGATTGGTGTCCAGTATTTATCCCACACAAGGTCAGTATCAAATTGCGATGCAAATTTGATTGACTCTTGGCTGTCTCCACGCTCTGCTTCGTACGCAAGCTCTAGGGCATCGACAATTGCTGGAATACTCGGAATCTGCCAGAAGGCATCCTGTCCGGCATCCCAACTTGGCTGACCATCGATTAGCCAACCGTCATTAGACACCAGATCCTTTGGTGCAGTCCAGTTAGATGCGATAACTCGTGTGCCACAAGCCTGAGCTTCGACGATAGGGATCTCAAATCCGCCCCCGTAGCTTGGAGCTAGTAAAACATCCATGCCCGTGTACAGGGCAGCTAGAGCCTCTGCTGGCATACCGTATCTGTAGTCAACAAACGGTGGAAACATTACAGCTTCTTTTGGGATCTCTAGGGCTTGTAGAAGCTTAAGCAAATTCCATCCACCAACTGAACCAAGTGGGTCAGTGTGCAGGTATAGTCGAGCGTTTGGGTGTCGCTTGTAGAAGATACTAAATGCAATCAAGTTCTCGCTAAATGCCTTGCGATGAATTAGACCAGATGCTTTGTTAGCTGCCACAGATCCGACTACGAACTCATCGTCAGTCACTCCCATGTACTCACGCACATTTTGACCATTGATCAGGGGCGTAGGCTTCATAATCTTGGTGTCAATAGAGTGCGGTGCGTACTCACACTCAATGCCCTTGGAGTTCATCTGCTCAACGCCAAATGGGGCCATAGCAATTGGTGTCACGTTATCTTTACGCAACCAAGCTTCTACCTTTGGCGGCATGGTCATGTGATCTAGTGGAGTCCACGAGGCGATTGGCAGTTTGTCCAACGCCTTATTAGTCAAGACCCAAACATCGTAAAGAGTGATTAGCAAGTCAGCTTGCTTTTTGTTCTGAGCTTTCCAATGTGCGTGGTGCATTGGCAACACGTCATTTGAGTAAGGGTCTAGCCCTCGTGGGTAATGTGGGATAACGCCGTACTTAGTCTGATAAGTAGATACGTTGCCTTCTAGCCCGTAGTTTGAAAATGAGGCGACATCAACGCCATCTCGTCGTAAATAGTTAACCAACATTTCTGTCTGCATACCGTAGCCAGTAGGTTGACCAGGCGAGTTGCTATAGACAGAAACCGTGCCCTTTAACTTTCCCATTCTTGCCTTTCGTAGTAGGTACTACTACAGTAGCAAAAGAACACCCCCCGTATCTACGCATACGGGGGGTGTTCAGCATGGGAGCTAAATGATTTAGCTTGCTCCACCCTTGAAGTAGCCAATGTGAGTGGCGTGGGTTAGAGCACCGTCAACACGCAAGATACCACGGAAGGTGGTGACATCGGTGTTGAACGCGTAATCTGCTGACTGAGCGATCTGTAGACCACCAGCGATACGTACCTTGTATGAAGGTAGGTGACCGAATAGTACAGACTTAGCACCAGTAGCAACTGCTGGTACAGCAGGGTTCTCGTAAACTGCATAACCTAGAAGGGTAGCGGCCTGACCAGGAACGGCTGAGTCAGTCCAGATGTAGTTTCCTGCACCATCCTTCATCTTGCGAGCAGCAGCGATACCAGTCTTTGACATCTGGAAACCTAGACCGTTTAGAACACGAGCACCATCAGCGATGCCGTATACAAGGTCAACTAGGTTTTCGTAGGTCGCAGCACCAGAAACGCCAGTGCCACCAGTGACAACTGAACCTGCTGAGTTGACAACACCAGTTGACTCTACAGTTCCAGTACCAGTGGTTAGCATGGTGTTTACAGCCACACCTAGTGATTCACCAAGCTGCTGAGCAATGAAGCCCTCGATGTCGAAACCTGCATCAGCAATCAATTCGTTCGAGATTGCGACTAGGGCTGACTCTTTCCAAGCTCCAAGAGTGATGCTTGAGAAGGTTGGGTTTGACTCGGTGATTGCTGATCCGGCTGACTTAACAGTTGCAGTTGAGTAAGCAGTTGCAGTTGGAATAACTAGGTTCTCGCCTGAGCTGGTCTCAAAGATCTGAGAGGTTGATAGCATCGGGCCAACTAGACGGGCTACGCCGAATACCTGGTCGTAGAATGACTGACCAACGGTGTTAGCTGAAGGTACTAGAGCAGCACGGGTCTCGCTCTTGAACTCGTGACCACGGGTCTCGCCCATAGCGATTGAGCGAAGGATGCTTGCATCGGTCTGACGAGCTGATTCAACAGCAGGTGAGAATGAGGCAGCAGCTTCTGAAGCAGCAAGCTCACGAGCTTCTAGCTTCTTTGCGGTTTCGATTGCTGAGTCGCGTGACTCGATGTCTGCTTCTAGACGGGCAATCTTCTGGTTTTCCTCGGCAGTTAGTCCACGGTTCTCCGAGATTGCGAAGTCTAGGACTTCACGAACCTGGTGAATCAAGTTGTTGCGGACTTCAGCCTGAGTCTTTACGAACTCTGACATTTTTTTCCTTTGTTAGAAATTAATTGGATACTGCCGCGGATACGCTGAACAGAGATAGGCCGTGACCCACAGAACCTGTGTTAATTCTACAATAAGGTTGTAAGTTTCCTACAAAGACAAAGATCAGGTTAAAAAGAACCCCCACCGAGAAAGAGAGTGAACTCGGTGGGGGAAAGAAAGCTGGGGAAAGGTCAGCGTGTTTCTTTTGCTTCGACAACGCGAACTTCTTTGGCCGCTGACTTGTCAAAGTTTTTTAGTTCTTTAATAAGTTCTGCAATTGCACCAGAATCAGGTGAGCCTGAAACTTCGTCAATAACACGAATTGCAATTTCGCGATCTTCATTGCTAATAGCCATTAGATTTCCTTAATTAGTGCTAGGTCTAGCTTCTTGACCTTAAGAGCTAGTACATCTGTGTCTACAGTTTCTACTACAACTGGCTTCTGTAGTTTCTCAACTACTTCAGTGATCAGCTTAGCTTGTTCTGCATCAAGTTCTTCACCTGATTCTAATCTAATCAGACTTTCTGTCAATAGATCAGCATCAATGTTTCGAGCTTCTCGAACGCTGGTTAGCCCAGCAGTTCCTTCGTACGCCGGAAAGCTAGTCAGCGAAACTTCGTGAACAGCTACCTCATGTAGTGTACGGGTGTTGCCATCCTGTGACCAAGAGTCTTTCTTTACTTGGAATCCAAAGGACATAGCATCGATTGTGCCAGACCGCACGAGCTCGGCTACGTCTCGCCCAGTTTGGGTATTGGCTAGTGTAGCCGTGACTTTCAAACCTTTAGCATCTTCGACAAGCTTTAGTGACCCGTTGCGTGTTGATGCTAGTGGCTCTGAAGCGTTGTGATTCCAGAGCAACATCATGCGGTGACGACCTTGTAGCGAACGCTTGAACGCTCCAGGTTTAATTACCTCAGTAAATGGTAAAGGCTGGCTAGGTGAATTGAAAACAGCGGCGTAGCCCTCGAAGGTCATTCCATCGCCAGTTTCACGCAATTCAAGATCAAAGTGATTAGTGCGAGTCTCGACTTTACCAATAGAACGAGCTTCTTCTGGTAAGCCTTCTAGCTTTGCCTTGATAGCCCAAGCTGCTTTCATCCAGCGATCACGAGTTAGGTTAGTAGATGCTTCTTCTTCTACCTCATCATCTGCAACAACAAGAGGATCAATTTTGTTTAGAGAAGCGATTGGGGCTTGAACTTCTGAGTCTGTCTCAGTCCACACGCCGTCTTCTTCTTCGTAGATCTTGACCGTGGCAGTATCTCCGTCTAGCTCGTAGACTTCACCTGCATAGGCTTCAGTTCCAACTAACCAAGCAACATAGTCACCTACTGCTAGTTCATTTGGCAAAGCTCGCTCTGTCATTTCACTTCTTTCTTGTTCTGCTTTAATTCTAGCAACAATGCCTTCAGCGTAGTTCAAGGTTCGTTGTGCAGCTGTCTTTGATGGGCCAGAACCCCAAAGTAAATGAGCAACTACTCCAGGCGATGGATAGTTGTTAGAGCTTGGGTTTGCATCCGGTGAATCTAGGTCTCCAAGGTGTCTTGAAATCCAAGCTGCAATACGAACCCACTTGTCTTCGCTGACATTTCCAGCAGACATCTCTCTCGCCTCACGAATTGTCTTTTCAACAAGACCGTCTCCACCAAGACCTTCGGCGTAATACTTAAGTCCTCGTCGAGCAGCAGCTCTCATGTAGGTAGGTGGGCTGTATGGCATTAGGTCAGTTTCATCCATGAAATGTCGTGAGTGCCACTGGCAGAGATTACATACAATCCATCTAATGGACTTACATCAAGAGAGAGAGTTTCGTGAGAATGAATCTCTAATCCTGTTGTCGCTGTGACGGTTTCATTACCGAGAAACAAGTTCTGAGTAGCAGACATATTATGAATAATTACCTTGTAAGGATTTGCAGAACTACCTGCTATTTGAACTCGCTGAGTTCCAACTGAAACCTGTCCAGTAGTGACTGCCATTATGCCCCTGCTTGCAATGTAGTTGGGATACCACCATCGTGCTCGATTGGTGGGAGACCAAGATTCTTCATGGTTGATGCTGGATCAAAGCCTGATTGGATTAGCTTGGTTGCCATAGCTACCTTGGCTTCCATCTCTGGAGTGTCGGCAGCAGTCAAAGCAACGTTGGCTAGTGGTACACGGTAAGCATCGCCACCTGGAACTGAGGCTAATTCCTCTTTGCGACGGATGTCGTTCACTGACATGAAGCCAGCTTGTGATGCAACCGAGTAGCTCTGGATACGAGTTTGGTAGTCACCACGGAGCAAGCCATCGACATTAAATTTAAAGTAAGCCGGAGTCGGTAGTAGCTGGGTGTAAGCCCATTCGATCTTCTCGATGTATGGGCGAAGTGTGTGCACAACAAACTGGATTGCGTTCTGTTCCACAGATGCGTATGAGGCAGTGTCTGGGATACCAAGCATATGCAATGGAATGTTGAAAGCTCGTGCGATCTCCTCTACCGAGAAGCGACGTGATTCTAGGAACTGAGCAGCATCGTTCTTGACCTGAGTGTCAACGTACTTAGCACCCTCTGAGAGAACACCAGTCTTGTGAGCTTTTCTCCAACCCTTGTGACGGTTGTCAAATGCTTCCGACAAACTCTTTGCTTGGTCGCCTGTGAGTCGCCCTGGGAACTCGATGATGCCGTTGGTAGTTGCACCTTGGCTAAAGAAAGTAGCGGCGTATGACTGGAGTGCTGAAGCGACACCCAAAGCATCTTGCAACTTCGTGACACGGCTGATGCCTCGCAAAGCTCCAGGCTCAAGCAAGTCAGTGATGTGGATAACTTCACGGGTAGTGAGAGCTTCGCTTTCTCCAGTGATAACGAACATCTTGCGACCAAGTGCGTTTCGCTTGATCTCAACAGTGTTTGGATCTAGCACTACTAGGTTCACAACGTCACCGTTGCCGTCACGGAAAACACGGGTAAACGAGTTGCCGTGCACCAAGAGGCTAACTAGAACTTGCTGGTAGTGACCTTGACGAGTTGCATCTACGTCTGGCTGGTCAACCCAAGTCGGGCGTGGGCGGTATGGGTAGCGTTCGCCATCTTTTTTGAAGAATGTGTCTACTGGCAAAGTAGAGATTGTGTCTGAGATTAGGCTGACGGCTGAGAAGAAAGCGGTAATCTCAAAAGCGGTTTTGCCGTTGATGTTTGCACCAGCTTTGTTGACGGTGACTAGATCAGCACCAGAACCCCAGACTGACTGAAACGAAACTGCACGAGTCTCGGTGAGTTTACCCAACATTACTTACGCTCCAATGCGAGACCAAATAGGGTCAATCCAAGACCAGCGATAATGACACCTGCTGGTAGAAACCATAGTCCGACACCAATTGCTATTACAGCAATGCCAGAAGCTTGTAGCACAGTAGCCATAGAACCACCCTAAATAAAGAATCGAGGATCTGCCTCGACTTCCATTCTACCTGCTGTTGCTCGATCAGCTGCAACTACCGCTGCTACAGCAGCATCGATACGGCGTGAGCTTGCACGGTTTTCTTTGACGATACGAACGCCAAGGTTGTCAGTCTTGGTGACTGCGTTAGACAAGTGCCTAGTCAGCAACGGGTTGCCGTCATGGGTTATGCGTTTCTCGGTCACGTAGTCAAAGAACTTTGCACACGAAGTCACCATGCGACGAGCTGAGGTAGACGGGTACTCAACAATTGGTACTCCTTGGTCAGCCAGAACTTCCATAGATCGTTGCCAGCGGAATGGGTCACAGGCTACTTCTCGTACCTTGGGGTACTTCTGGCAGAAGTTCAAAATGGTTTCCTCAACCTCGGCAATGTTTACACGCCAAGTGTCATCGTGGATGTTTGAGTCTTTCTCCCATGCCTTGACCATGAAGACGTGCGGTAGCTCGTCATCTGCCTGTGGCACTGTACAACCAACAATGACGGTAGAGTCACCGCTAAAAGATCCGTCAAAGCCAAGCATGATTTCATCGTCAGGGCTAATCTCACGATCAACAGCACATTCTTCCCAAGAGCCAGCAGGTAGCCAGCTAATCTGCGAAGACACCCATTGATTCAAACGCTTAGTACGGAACTCGGCTTCTGGCGTTCTACGAATAGCAGACTCAAAGTCAGACCTTGCAACAATGTCATCAAATCCTGGATTGGCTTTACGCCACTGCTCTGGGTCTCGGTGATCGCCGTCAGGATCTGCTTCCCACCAAGCCATGAACATAGACGTGTCTTGCACTTCACCAAGGGCTATCTTCTTGCCGTCTTGATAAAGCTTGTACGCAATAGAGTCTTGTCCGGTACTGTCAGATTTCACACCAGCAGTTGTGATGGCTACGAGCTGTGCAATAGAGCCACGGTTTCCCATAGCCAAAGAGAACACGTCGTACAGATCACGTGTCTTGTGAGCGTGGAGCTCATCCATAATTACTCGGCTCGGGTTCAAACCTTCTTTTGAGTAAGCCTCTGCTGATACAACCTTGAATACGCTGTTAGTACCAGTGACGAAGATTGAGTCTTTGTAAACCTGCACTAGTTCAGATAACTCGGAGTTCTCCACCATACGCTTAGCTTCGCCAAACACGATGCGAGCCTGTTCCTTTTCAGCAGCTACGGCGATGACTTCTCCACCGTTGATACCTTCAGCCAGCAATGAATACAGACCAATAGCCGCACTAGCCAAAGCACTTTTTCCACTTTTTCGAGGCATCCCTATGAGGGCAGTGGAAGCTAGCAATCCGCCTTTTTCATCTCGGGCATACAGATGACGAAGTAACTCTTTTTGCCACGGTCTTAGTACCAAGCTTTGACCAGCTCGACCAGCAATACCGTCTTTACCAATAGAGCCAAAGCTCTCGGCAAACATGGCGGCGAACTCACCGTCTCCACGATCAATTGCTTCTTGCGGTACAGGTGTTAGCCAGGTTGGTGGCCAGCTATCCATTCTTCTTATCCTTTAGGGCAAGCAGTTCTTCTAGCTTGCTCTTGGTCTTGGCTGATACCAAACCAAGTCGGGTTCTGTCGGCAGGGGTAAAGCCAAGCAGTGACAGGTTGCGGACAATCATTGTCTCTGTGTCGTTTAGTTGCTTCACCATGTGCCACTCATCGGGGTGATCAAGTATGTGCTGCCTTAGCCACTCTCGGCGGTCTAGCTGTTCACACACCATCTGCACTAGCTGAGTATCGGTGCGGATAGAAATCCACAACTCGCCCTTACCAAAGATTGATTCCCATAGCTGAGTGCCAGCATCACCCAACGGGCGTAGTGGTTCTACGTAGCCATAGTCCAGTGGAGCTATGCCATCGTTCGTGCGGATCTTGTGCTGACCTGGATTGCCTTGCAGGATCTTCAGCTCTGCTGGCTTCGGTGGATTTCCCATGTGCCCAGC